ACCCTCCTGCCCGGCCAACAAAGCCTTGTTAGCTGCCGCAGCGTCTGTGTTTTGCTGGTCAAGAGTGGCAGCAAGATTTGCTTGGTTGCCAGATAAGGTATCAAATTGCCCGTCACCCAAGCCAGTTTGAGTTACATTTGTGGTTTTTTTCTTACCCATTAGGTAGATCCTCTATGAATTTTACTAAAGTTGTCAGTGTCTCTAAAAAAATAGACTGGGGTTTTTCCGTATCTTGGCTGAAGAAAGTGTCTGATCTGCCACATGAACTTCCTACCGCAGCCGTCGGGAGACATTGCAGTCCAGTAGAACCATAGCTGGTCCCCTGTTTCTCTAAGGTAGGTCTCTTGTGTTGGAGAGAACCCACCCCCAATGTTCTGCTCAGCTTCTTCGTTAGTCAGAAAGCAAAAAGTCTGTAATCCTACAGGCCTGCTGATACCTTCTTTGTACTGAAACAGAACTTTGTTTGCGGTAATTGCATTAACTATGTCACCGCAAAAGTCATTCACAGTCCACTCGTTACCAAAGTTAACATTTGAAACTAGGTAGAGTGCGTCTAGTACAGACTGACTGTTGGGTTCTGCAAGTTTAAGGTGCAACAGGCCAGTCAGCTTCTTCAAGTAAAGGCCAGTTAGCGTGGTCAGTGATGTCGCGCAGGGCTTGGCGATAAGTTCTCCAAGCAGAAGGGACAGCTACATCAGCTTCTAATGCTTTTGTCATCACCCAATCAGATTCTGTCATCAAGAAGTCACGACGGTTTCTGTTATCTATGGCAGCACCCGTGGCCTGCATAGCAGTTAAACGAGCCGCTAGTTCATCTTCAGTCATAGGACGGATTGCACCATCTTCTAAAACAAAGTCAGACACATCGGCGTCCTCTTCGTCTACGACGTATACTCCTTCCTCTAGCTCTTCAGGAATTTCTTCGACAGCCCATTTTACGAGCTGCGCTCCATCTTCAAATTGTACTAAATAGTTCATGTTTTGTTCTCCGTAAAAAATTAGTTATCAGTCGCCCAAGACGTTTCCACATTCTTGCCAAAGCAATTCTGGCTGAGCTGCGTTAAAAGAGTCGTGTCGTGTCTGCAAGGCTGTTGCATGCATATCTAAGTCAGGCTCAAGTGTACCATCGAACAGGTTATCCAGACCGTACAAATTACAATTGATCATTCCCATGGTTAGGGCACTGCCTGTCCAATAGTACCCAGAAGTGCAGAATAAGAGGGCCGTAGTTTTGCCTGCTGCAAAGGTTGCTGAGGTAGTCTGGTTATTGCTTATTGCAGCACTAGTATTGGACACAGACAGAAGATTAGCATGGAAGACCCCTGTAGTTGCAGACTTAGCAACATTATTTGGAGTAAGTGTGGCTAGTCCTGCCCCAGTGATATACACATTAGTCGAATCGGAGTAGTTGAGGCCCACTGTTCTAGTTACATCTGCATTAGTAGGGTTTTTAACGAACATAACGCCCATACAAATGGGGGTGTAGTTAGTGCTAGTACCATCGTTAAGCCAATTATGGGCCTTGCCTATCCTATCATCTGTAGCATAGTGAACTTCTGCTCCACCCGGCTCTTGGTTAGGGTGCTCAGACACAAATCCTTGAACACTGGCAGCAGAGGCAACGTGTTCGTTGGGCTGCATACCGCCCCCCATAGCACCCCAAAAGCACTGGTTCCTGCTAGTATCATCGGCCAAATCTGCTCTGTAACTAGCTTCACCATATATGGCTGAAGACCAGCTCAGAGTAAAGTTGCCGTGTCTAGAGTTCACAGTCATCAAGGCAGGAACAGTATGAGGTGTGTTTGGTATGTCACTAGCCCTTACACCTGTCATTGCTGTAGGAAACCCATCCCCACCACTTCCAGCGTTAAGGGTAGCACCAAGCTTATTGGCCCTGTTTAAAAGATATAATTCCATGAAATTCATTATTCATTCTCCCCAAAGGCTGCGCCCGCCATGTTGTAGATTGAAGCCAATCCAGCAAGGCCTGTTGACGGAGTACTGCTGACTGTGTCTCTATCCCTAAGCTGATGATGCGCAGCATAAAGTTTATAGTCTGGAACTAGGCCACCAGTGTAAAGGTTGTTGTAATTAGGATTAAAGACTTTAGTCAGATGGGCACCATTGGTATAAGTGGTCCAGAAATAAAAAGTACCAGCAGTCACAATTGCGATAGTTTCTCCGGGCTGAACTGTGTGGGATATAGTCCCATTATATTCAAATGTACTACCATTGTATGCGTATTTATTGGAGTAAGAAAAGTCTGTTACGCCAGCATAGGTGGTGGCATTAGGGGTTAGTACAACAGCCCCAGCGCCGTCATATCCACTCTGGTAAAAAGAACTAGTACGGTTAGTATAGCTAAAGCTTATTGCACTGCTTGTGGGGTTTCGGACAAAGTGCAAAGAACAGTAAAAGGGCAGGTAGCTCTGGTTAAAGTTAGCAACGAGAACACTATTGCAATCAGTCCCCCCATAGCGATGGTGAAACATCAATTCTGGGGCCCGGCCCAAATTTTCGTTATCGTCCATTCTGCCCTTCAACAGAAAATGAACAAATGGGTTCACTTGGGCTTTACTGTTCATTCGGCAATACGCATTATGCTGTGATGTCCAATTATTACCCGGTGAACAACCCCTAGAGCTTTCTGCTGTTATTACGGGGATAGTCAAAGGATTATTGCCGCTTTGGTTGCTTTCTGAAATAAAAGTGTTAGCGGGAGAATTTCCTGCGCCACCGGATGCCCGGCCTTCCTGAGAAATTATTTGTTGTAGAGTAGCGATTTCCATTATTAATCTCCAAATACGGACGCGCAAAAAGTCCAGTTATCCGCAATCTGGCCTTCGTTAGTGGGTGTAACCGAAGTAGCTTCAAGATTGTTACACATGAAAGCCGCAGCATGCATGTCATGGTCCGGCTCAAAATAGCTGTCCCAACTACCTATCGGACCAATCAAATTGCTATTCTCCCAATGGCCACCATTACTGAAAGAAGTTCTGTGCCAAGATGTTGAGGTCTGAATTAGGGCAATTGTAGTACCAGCAGGAACACTTACAGACCCGGTCTGGGTGTATGTTGAACTACTGCCACTACGTGCCCATAATTGATGAAAGGATACTGAAGTCACTGCGCTTTTCGTTGCGCTGTTTGGAATAACAGCAATAAGGCCAGAGCCATCATAGCCAGAGGTCCAATAGGCCGTTGAAATTGACTGTATATTGAGACTTCGGGAACTGGTGTCAGTGTTCTTGACGAACATTAGGTTGGTCGTAAACGGCCCGTAGCTAGTGCCATTGTTACTGACCAGAGTAGGGAGAGTGCAACCTGCCATGTTGTCTTTAGAGAACATTTCCCTATGAGGTCCCCCCCACTTAAACTGTAAGCCGCTGGTGGAAAGGTAGTTAGGCCACGCGAAGCCGCATTGTTGAATGCGGGAATTATTATCTTGTCCGTAAGTATAAAAAGTAGTCCAATACCCACTAGAACTCATTCCTGAGTGGGGGGAGCAGCTTCTATTATATCTTTTGACGATACAGGGCCAAGAATGGGCGTTACCTGCTCTAGGTTGGGTTTTGATAATAGGAGGCGCTAAGTCGGCACTAACGGTTTGACCAGCTAGTGTAGCCTCATTCCTCGAAAGTTGATTTAAAAGTTCGGCTTTCATCTAGTCATTACTCCAAATGTGAATAGCCTGTCGGCGTGGTTGTTTTATTCAGAATTATATCGTTCCAGTAATTCCACGGGCCGACAGAGCCTTGGTCTGGTACACCGCCTTCATAGGCAGCTTTGACAAAATCATTACGGGGCTTGAGCCCTGTGTCTGCAAAGAAGTTAGATAGGTTATTGAAGCCATTTAAATGTTGCCCAATATACTCACTGTCTACGCTGGTGTAATACTTCCAGTGAGTGATATTAAAAATCATAGCTACTGTGTTAGCCGGGATTGTAACATTCACATCTGTCGCACTATTGGCGCTACTCTGGCCCCCAGCATTTGTCTCATTAACGTCGGTGTACTTACCATCAACAAGAGTACTGGGAGTAACTACCCAAGTGCTGCACTGGCTGTAAGAACTGTACGCAGAACGAATAACACTCAGAGCGCGGGTTATATCCGACCCTGTAGTGTTCTCTACAGCCATCATACGAATGCCAATATTTGGGTAAGTGTAGGTGTTAGTGTTACTGTAGCCTGTCGAGTTACTTGTTTCTTTGTATGCCATTACGTCAAAGTCAGCATGAGTAGCATTACAGGAATCTAATACAGGCCCAACACAAGTGGCGTCGTACCAGTTAGTTGTATTGTCCTGGTCCCCTCTACTACGAATTAGACGATAGCCATAGGTGTTTAGGGTGTAAGAGTCGTTACCAGTTATATTACTACTGGTCTCCGCCCCATACCCATAAGTATTGTCATACCTTTCCCACACACCAAACAGACTTTGCACCGACCCCGTAGGGGCCGTTGAGGTCGGTACGTTTTCAAGAGCTTTTATTCGGTTGTGTAGCCATAAGTCTGTCATGGTGTGCTACCCCTGTCGATTAAACTTCTTCGATGTTTGTAATCTGGCCAGTGCCACTATCTACGTTGACTGTGTAAGTCTTAGTGAAAGTCTGGCCACCAATGCTCACATTCTCTTTGAATGAGTCTAGGTTACCGTCGGAATCGTAGGTGATGTTCCAAGTCAACTTACCATTGGATAAAATTGAACTTAGACGACCAGCTGAGTCATAGGAGATGTTTGACGAGGTCACAGCACCAGTAAACATCAGGTCTTGGATTTGTGCCTGAGTGTAAGACGCAACATCTTGTGTGTAGTTGCCTAGATTAGTCTCTAAGTTGCTGAAAGCAGTGTCGAATTGTGCTTCGTATTCTACTTGCTCTTTGGCAATATTACCAGCCATTTCGTTCAATTCAGTCAAAATAGAACCCAGAGAGGCATTCACATAAGTAGTGATATCACCCAGCTCTGTGTTGGTGTGTGATTTCAGGGCTGTAGCGATTGACTCAATCTTAGTAGGTATCTCTCTAGCAATAGTGTTAGAGAAAATACTTACATTGGTAGTGAAGTCATCTACGGTATGGTCAGTGAGGATAACACCACTGATCTTAATTGACGCTGTAGTGCCCATCATCCCACTGTGGCTGCCGCAATAGATATGCAACAAGTCAGGTGTATCGCCATCTACAACAATGGTAACAGTGGCGCTAGAGCTGCCTGCTGTACCGGAAACAGTTACACCAGTGGTAAACTCAGAACCACCGGAGGCGTGTGCCCCATTCAGGGTCTCTGAGAACTTGATTGGGTGTCCAGATACACTGGAGTCAGATACGTCAAAGACGTAAGTGTTGCCTCGTGCAAAGAACAAGTTAGGGTGCTTAACACCATCAATTTTAATTCGGTTACCTTCGCCTGCGTAGTTAGCGACTGTAACGGTATGGTTAATTGTAGCCATTAGGTTACTCCGTTTATATTAAGCCGCTGATGCAGCGTAGAAGGTTTCAAGTACAACATCTCCGAAAGACTCCAGAGTGCGTTCTCCAGCAACAACCTCACCGTTAATGTCGAGATTGTGACTGTCTAAATTCTGAATCTGCCAACGCAGTTCAGACCCCAAGGGAATGCCTGAGCCATATGCAATTGCTCTGGCGACATACATCATGTCATCTTCGGCCAGAGTTTGAGTCATTACAGTCCGAGCAGCCCCTACGAGCTTTTCCACTAGAGCGGCGTAACCAGTGCTATTGGCATACCCCTCCATGAGTTCGAGTGCCTTAACGCACACGATAAGTTCTCTAACGGTGGGCGTGTCTAGCATGCTGCTTAACTTAGCAATTGCTTCATCCCCCGCAGATTCTCTGGCTACAAAGTAGGTGAGATTTTGTGACATTAGATTAGTACCCCTATGAGTGATCCTTGAGCAGCGTCTAGGCTGTTACTTACCAGCGCAGCCTTCTGACTGGCTATGAGTGCGCTGTTGGCGGCTGCTGTTTCCGAGAGACCTGAATTTGTTTCAGAAGATGCCGCTGCTATCTGGCTGGCCTCCGCCTTAGCGGCGTAATGCAATGCGGAGTAACCTGTCACACCCGTTGAGATGGTGTACTGTAGGTCCTCGGCATTAATAGCCAGTTTTTGCGCGTCTATACGGTACTGGTCTACGCTGTTAACGCCCAAGCTCAGCTGATCTAAGACGTACTGCTTATTAGCCCCGTCAGTGCCTTCTACTGGAGTAGCTACATTGCTGACTACATTGCTATCCGCATCAACAGGTCCCGTATGTGTACCTGCACTGTTCCCTGTTAGATTACCATTTACATCGCCAACTACGTTGCCTGTTACGTTACCCGTTACACTACCAATAAACTGTGCATCTGTACCGTCAGTACCATTGTTGAGAATAACAGTAGTGTTATCTGCTGAGTAGATATCACCCTTGAAATTACCTGTAGCTGTACCGAAAAGGTCCCCATAAAAACCATCATTGGTGCCTACAACACTAGGGCTACCTGCTACAATCACAGTGCCGTTGATTTGTGCTGGGGTATTGGCGCCTAATACACCTTCAAAATTCGCGGCACTTGCTGTGCCATATAGATGTAGGTCCCGAAACTCGTAACTGGACGAACCGATATCGTTGACACCACTCGTCGTGGGAATCCAGTGTCCTTGTGGATTGAATGCAGCCAGTTCATGCCAACTAGCAGCACCAGAAACATTACTGAGGCACTGAAATACTTTGTTTGTGGTGACGTTGACCCATATAGAGCCGATTCCGTAGCCATTGCTGACA